ACACAAAATTCTCAGTAATTAACTTATCCCAACAAGATATTCCAATTATATCAGAGGATACTAAAACTCGTTATTCTTGGGTTCCTTTAGGAATTATGGACCAAGATGACTTTTTCCCTATTATTACTGATTCATTCAACACCTCAACTACTCACGCAGCATGTGTTGAAGGACTTGCTGATTTGATTTTTGGAAAAGGAATGTACTCTAAAAATGAAATCTTTGATAATGTACTTGCACGAATAGTATCACAAGAAGATGTTAAGAAAATAGCATTTGACTTAAAATTATATGGAAACTTCGCAGTACAAGTATGGTGGAATGATGAACATACAAAAGTTAAAAAGATTTATCATGTTCCTGTACAAAATGTGAGAGCAGAAAAATTATATGATAAACCACAAGTAGAGAAATATTACTATTGTACTGATTGGTCTGATATGAGAGAGCAGAGAAACAAAAAAGAAATACCTGCTTTCGGTACATCAGAACTACCAATGGAATTATACTATGGTAAAAACTACTCACCTGGTAAATACTACTATGGTCTTCCTGATTGGATTCCTGCTCTACAATTCTCATTTGTAGAAGCGGAGTTATCAAACCTTCATATCAATAATATTGAAAATGGATTTTTACCACTTGTAATGGTCAATCTAAACAATGGTGTACCTGCACCAGAGGAAAGACAAGTTATTGAATCACAGATAGAGCAAAAGTTCACAGGAACAAGGAATGCAGGTAGATTCATGTTATCATTCAATGATGATGCCGTAAACAAACCAACAGTTGATACAATACAAACTGAAAACCTACATGAGAAATATCAGTATGTAGCAGAATACGCACAAGATAGAATACTTGTAGCACATAGAATTACTTCACCATTACTATTTGGTATCCGAACTGCGAATAATGGGTTCTCATCTCAAAGTGAAGAAATGAAGACATCATATTCTATTCTACAAACGATGACTATTCAACCATTCCAAAATACAATCATATCATCATTTAATGATATATTCAGAATGGGTGGATGGGGTAATGATACCGAACTATACTTTGACCAATTAACTCCACTTGCTATTCTTTCTACTACTGCAGAAGAAACGGGTGAAACAATAGAAGAAGTGGAAGAAAATGTAAATGAGTCAATGGAAAATACTGAGGTTATCAACGATGATAAATTAGAATTAACTAACGAAGAATAAAACTATGAGCTACGCACTTTTTATTACAAGAAATGATATAATTCGCACAACACCTTTACAAGGTGCCATTGATGCTGATAAGTTACTACCTTTTATTCGTACTGCACAAGACAAATATATGCTGAACCTATTAGGAACAGTTTTATTTAATAAATTACAAAGTGATATTAGTAGTGGTACGGCATTTACGGGTGTTTATGAAACTCTAATGGAGGACTATGTAAAACCAACTTTAATTTGGTATGCGTGTGTTGAATATATCCCGTTTAGTGGTATATCTTTTAAGTCAGAGGGTTCATTCAAGCATCAATCAGAAAGTTCAGTATCACCTGGTAAAAACGAAATTGATTATTTACTTTCTAAGGCATTAAATAATGCAGATTATTATGCTACAAGACTACAAGATTATTTAATTGCTAAAGAAAGTCAAATACCTGAGTTCTTACAATCAACTGGTGATGCTACTCAAGTATGGCCTGACCAAACAAATCAATATTTCGGTGGAATTGAATTATAACTTATGGCAAACGGAACAAACTATACATTATACTACAATGTTCTAAACTTCCTCAAGAACATTATGAAAAATCATCCCTCAATCAATTATGTGAGTCAGGGTGATACTTTCTCTATTGATACAAAAGAGTTTCCACAATATCCTTTGGGAAATGTAATTATTACTACTGCTACCTTTGATGAAAAGTCAACTGATTATGGTGTTCAGTTAGTAATTGCAGATAAGACAAAGTTAAAAGGAAATGAATCATCAGGTTCCAACAACACTCAAACTATTGAGTTTGAGGGTGTTGATGATACAGTTGATATTCATGCCAATACACTTGCAATTCTAAATGATATTACATCTTACATCGATAGAAAAGAGGAAGGATTTGAGATAAATGGAACAACCACTTGTACTGCTTTTAAGGAAAGATTTGATAATGGACTTGCAGGTTGGAGTGCAGACTTCACACTACGAGTTCACAATGATAGAGATGTATGTCTTTTTGACTTGTCTACTTCTGATAACATATCGGCGTATGAAGTAGAGAATTGTGCTACATCGGCATCATACTATGTAACATTCAGAGAATCTGTACCTGAAGGTAGTGGTTCTTTTTGGACTAACGATATAGAAGATGGATATAACTCTTACAACATCGTTGGATTACAAACTATTGATGAAAGAGAATTGACTGTTGAAAATGTAGACCTTTTAAGTTTATATTATAGAATAGATAATGAACTTGTTAGTAAATCATTCTTTACCGATTGTGATGATTCTAATCAAAATTGGACTCTAAACCTAAATTCACTTGTACCTGATACTGTAACTTACTTAGACCAAAATGGTGTAGTAACTACTGCGAGTGGTCTAAGTCTTTCTTTATGTGGTAAAGGTTTAATTGACTTCAATGGATTTACAGTTGAGAACAGAATAGAAGGATGTTCGTAGATGAAGACATTACAAGATGTAGCAAAGTCATTTAAGCAAGCAGCAGGTAAAGCAATATATCCTGGTGTAACTTATCCTGCTTATAAAACTCGTTCATCTAAAGCATTTAAGACAGGTAACTTACTTTCTAAATTTGTATCAGACCCTAATAACAACCCAAATAAAATAGGTAGAAAAACCATCAATGGATTTGAGTTAGTTCTTACAGTAGGACCTCAAGGGGCAGAATATGGAACTTATGTACACTTTGGTACAAGAAAGATGGGTGAAAGACCATTTGCTGAAATAGGGAGTGGAGATAAAAACTTTCAGACCGAATTAGGACTATTCTTAACTGAACAAGCAGGTGATTTTGTAGAAGATTATATGGGTTCAATGGATAGTGAATGGAAAAAGGCAGGATTTGAGGTATCCTAACCCTTCAATAGATTTTTTTATAAAGTGGTTAAATTAGTAAAGATTTAATAGAATGAGCATATCAATAAATCAAATACCAGCATCAGCATCATTGGCACAATCACCAATGATATTTTCAGTTTTAGAATCTTCTGCTGATATTCTTCTTTCATCTTCAATGCAATATGTAGCAGAATTAACCTATTGGACTGGTTCAATTCTTGTAAGTGGTAGTTCAGATTACACACTTACTAAATTTCCAAATCAAGAGAATTACGGGATTTTTGATGTATCAAAGATAATCAACTCTACATTAACCGAGAAAGTCGCGGAGAACCCCTCTAATGCGGTTTATTTCAAGTGTGAGTTTTATCCACAATTTATCGCATCGGGTTCAACCACATTTACAACGGGTTCACACACTGTTTCTGATGTATTTTGTGCCATCGATGGATATGGAATCTTTGGAGAGTCCATATCATCATCTTTACAAGATAAATCAGATTTCTTTCCAATCTTAACTGATGGTCCTGTAACACAATCTTTCTTTTCTAATGGATATGGTAGATTAGGTTGTTGGATAAATGGTATAAACGATGTATTCGCAACTGAAATTGCTTATAGTGGTTCAAGTGGTGAAACACAAACATTCGGACCATTCGTAACATCGGGTGATACGAGTGCTCTAATAGGAACATTTCCAATCGGTGAATTAGAATCAGATTGGCCATTCGCATCAGAACACGAATCATTTACAGTTCAAGCAAAGACTACGGGTGGTGCTTTTGTTGGAAGTCAATTACTTTTTGTTAGTAAATGCCAACAAAAATATCCAAATGTTAGAGTAAAATGGAAAAATAGATTTGGTCAATTTGATTACTTTGATTTTGATATGGTTAGTAGACAAGGATTTTCTACAACTAAAAGAACATATCAACCACAAATTGGTTCATGGGATTCATCTACTTTAGGATATAATTCTTATGATTCATCAGTTGAAAATTATGTAGCAGACTCATCACAAACTTTACAAGTAAATACTGATTGGGTTAGTGAAGATTATAATGATATATTCAAGCAATTATTGGTTAGTGATGAAATTTATTGGATGTGGAGTGGTGATGATGTAAAACCTTTAACGATTACTACATCAAATATACAATTCAAGACCGATGTAGTTGATAAATTGATTAGATACACATTTGATTTTGATTTAGGACAAAATTACAAACTAATATTATAATAATATGGGTATAGTTTCATCACAAGGATTAAACTTTAGATTAGTTGCCAATGATGTAGCATTAGACCTGTTTCAAGATGAGGAAATTAAAGTTTCTGATAACATAACAGGTTTATTTGATATTGGACAACTACCTTCTGAATTTTCAAGGACAGTTACACTGCCTGGTACAAAGAAAAACAATGCTTTCTTTGAGCATGTTTATGATATATCAGTAGCAGAACCATTCTTGTTCTCAACAAATACAAAGGTAGATGCATATTTTGACTTTGGTGGTATCTATATAGCATCAGGTTATCTACAATTAAATAAAGTTAATGTTCTTTCTAATAAGTTTATTGATTCTTATGAAGTAACCATCTATGGTACACTTTCTTCATTCGCAAGAGAAATTAGAAGAACTAACTTAACTGAAACAAATACTCTACAACAATACAACCACACTGCTTCTTGGTATGAAATTACAGGTAGTTGGGATGGTCAATTATTTGATGGTGATATTGTATATCCATTTGTAGATTATGGACAAAACATCGAATACGATTACGATAGTCTTGCAGTAAGAGGTATAAACAATTTTTCAGGTTCATTAGGAGTACAAGACTTCAAACCTGCTATTAGGGTTAAGGCAGTATGGGATGCTATATTCCAACAATATGGTTACACCTACGAATCGACCTTTATCGATTCGGGTGTTTGGGATGATGTATATCTACTTTGTGATAACAACTTAAAATATCCAATCTACGATGGTGTAGATTTAGAAGGATTTGGTCAGTTTGAGGCAGCACCACTAAGTGGTTCAGACACCGATATTACATTGACTAATGGAGTTTATCACACACTCTCATACGATAATGTTATTTCTAATCCACAATTCTCTTACGAGAGTGGATTATACACTCTAACAAGACAACAATCTGCAATCAAAGGAAGAATTAAGTTGGTTGTAAATGTATCGGGTTCGGCAGGTGTTCCTCAATTTAATCTTCAAGCATATAGAACAACGGGTACACCTGGTAATGTTGATAACAAAGACTTGGTACAGACTAACTTATTCTTCCGAGAAATAGATTCACAAAATCAATCTACGGGTGATAGAACTTATACCTTAGAAGAAGAATGGACTTTATCTATTAACTCAGGTTCATACGAGTTTAGATTAAAGTATGATGATTACAATGGTTCTAACTTCGCAGTTACTCTTAATCCTAAAAGTAATACCAATGGATATCTTGCAGTTGATTCAGTAAACAATGCTGCAGATTATAGAGTAATGAGAATAGCACCTAATTTACCTTTTGGTGAAAGTGGTATTAAACAAATTGATTTTATTAAAGGACTACAAAAGAAATTTAATTTAATCATTTATCCTTCTAAAACCAAACCAAGACACTTCATAGTAGATACTTGGAAAAATTGGTATAAGAAAGGTAGTGTAAAGAATTTTGATTCATTCATTGACTTAAATAAAAAGATAGAAGTTATACCTGCGAATAATCTCGCAGTTAGAGAAGTTAACTTTGGTGATTTATTGGGTAAAGATTTCTTAGCACAACAATTTGAGAAAGAAACAAATAGAGATTTTGGTACAATCAATTATATCGATACTCAAAACTTCTTCTCAGAAGGAAAGTTAGATGTTAAGACAACATTCTCTGCTTCACCTCTAAGATATGTGCAAGGAACGGGATTAAGTGGTAGTTTAACACCAACACCTGGT